CTTGAGTCCTAGACTAGCGGTGGAATCTGCCGTAAGGACTTGATTATTTGTTCCAATCGGTACACGCGCATTGGCTGTGTCGTAGCCGAATAGATCGCCTTTAGTGGTTAAAGGTGTTGAAGCACCGGCAGAATCTGAATAAAGAATTGCTACGCCAGTTGAAACAAAGTAAAGATATGCGCCCTGATATTGGGAGAGTGTGAGGCTTGCAGTAGAAAACTTGGAAACCGTTGCAGTACCGGCAGTTACTACACAAGATCCACTATTTATATTGGATAAAAATACAGTATCTCCAGCAGCAAACAATCCCGTGTTAACTGTTAAAGTTGTAGCACTTGTGCTGTTCATTTCAATTCTAGTACCAACATCAGTTGCCACTAGTACATAACTGGCCGTTTTTTGATTAACCGTTTGGTTATATCCATTTTTTTGCAGGTCAGAAAGTTGCTGAGCCGTCAAAACCTGCCCAGTGGTGAAGGTTTGTTTAGCCATCTATTTGCTCCATTTCAGTATGATAAAACATTGGTATCAAGGATTCCACTCAACACGCTGTCCAAAACAAATGAATCAATTATGGGTTCAAGTGTGGTAAAGGTTGTGAACCAACTATTAGGGGTAATGGCGTGAGATACCCCAAAAATCTGCAAGGTTTTATTCAGGGTACTTGTGCCAGTTACAGCCGGTTGAGTGCTCTTAATTGTTACTTGGCTAAAATAATCTAAGGACAAAGCAGCCGTTACACCGGCGGCATAATTGGCGGTGTTCAAATCAAGGGTAATTGAGTCGCATCGAGTTGTGGTATCCTTACGGCTGGCCAAATATGCTTGAGCATAATTGAGTGCATCAGCATCGGTTTGCATCAATAAATCTACCTGATCATAAGAATGATTAAAATACAAATCAATGCTTTCGGTACTTTTTGCATTCTGAGCAGTTCCGCCGGTGCGTGTAATTGTTACATCATTGTAAATCTGAGCATCGTCAAGAATCCAACGCACTTGATTATATTTGATGCCACTATTATCATCTGAAAAAATTGTTGGACTATTGGCAACACTGCCTGCCGTAACGCTGCGATCTTGAAAGGTTATTTTGCCATTTGCCGCCGGATATAATGCACCATATTCGCTGACCGTAACTGTCGCTAATGCTGCAAGTGCGCTTCTAGTATTTGTTGGATTTGCGGCCATTGTGGTCAACCCTGCATCTACATCTCGTAAAGAGGCAGGCCAAGCAATTTCATCAAGTATTTGATTGATACGAGTGCCAGATAGATCACCTGCACTAGATCCGGCAACGGTTGACAAAGTGGCAAGATTTAAGAGCCTAAAGCCGTCAACTGCTGTGATTGTGGTCGTGCTGACCACCCCAACATCTTGACTTTGTTGATAATTATATCCGGTAATATAAAAAGCACCAAGTGGCCAAGTGATTGAAGTGGTTGGATCAGTGCCAGTAATAATTACTTTGCGTAAAGGTTGCAAAAGTCCATAATACGGACTTGATAAGTTTGAAGGATTATACGCGCCCGTTTCGTCTGCAATGCGCAATGACAATGTGCCCGTTTGAAATACATCGCTAAGTGGATTGCGGCCTCTTGATATATTAATTGATTGCACCACATCGCTCACATCAACAATAAGTGAAGCAGAATCACCAAGTGCATCAGTATCTAAAAGTCCATAAACCGGATCATCAAGCACAAGCGTGGGTGAAAAGCCGGCTCCGGTTGAAAAGTTAATTACAGCATTGACAATAGGCAGGGTCATCCAGTGGCCGATCCTGCTGATGACCAACCATTGCGTGCAACTGCTTGGATACCGGCTTGAATCAACCTAGTCAATTGATCTGGATCTGCAATTGTGTTTGCGTTTACGGTAACTGCAACCGCTGGTGGTTTAAAATTAACTCCAGGAAGGGCTGCTCTTGCCGCTGCAAAAGGATCTCCCATTGATACAGGTGTAGTGCCTGTATTTGTGGGTGGCATAACTGCAACCCCTGTTGGTGCTGCATAATTGGGTGATTGACCTACTGGCACATTTGGCGAGGAAGGTGTTACTCCACCAATGTTTCCTAAACTTGGTGGTATTGATTTGAGCATTTTTGCATAATTGGTTTCCCAATCATCTAAAGCGGCTTTGTTAATTCTAATTGTTTCTTGTAAGGCTTTAATTTTGCGAGCACTATCTGCTGCATCCGCTGCAATTTTTGCTGCTTCTAACCGATCAAGTGCTTTAATATCATCGTTTTTATCCTCAGTTTTTAATGCTTGCATTGCTAAAAGGCTTGCGCGATCTAACTCACTAATTTTGCCTTTAAGTGCCGCTGCAATTTGTATAGCATCAATATCAAACATTCCTTGCAATTTGGCGTTGGCTGCTGCCTGTTTCATTGCTAGTGTTGTTTTGTTTGTTTCTTTGTTAAACTTTTTTATTACGGTTGTGTCAAATAATCTGCCCCAACCCCCTGCAGTTTCTAAGGCTCGGATTCTTTTGCCTGCCGCTGATGCTGCATCTGCTGCATCGGTCAAACCTTTTCCAAGTGCAGTAATTAATGGCAATAAAACATTGCGACCAAACCAACTATCTTGGAATGCTTTATCCGTTGACTCAAAAAAAGTTTTAATATAAACGGGCAAACCTCTAAATATATCGCCAATTTTAGTGCCTAAATCCTCAATTGCTAATCCAAGATCAGTGATTGAATTGGTTTTGGTAAACCCTTTTAAGAAACTAATCAATCCTTTGCCTATATTTTCTAAGGCTTTACCGGCTGATACTTTTAATATAGCCAATTGCCCTGCATAAGTTGTTATGTTGTTTTTTGATGCCCCACCAAAAGTTTTGTTTAATTGTGCCATTAAGGCTGTCATATCACCGGCTTTGAGTGCGGCTTGATCCAATCCTGGAATTAATTTTTTAAGCGCACCAGTTTGCCCTGCAAATCCTTTGCTTAACGCATCAGTTATTGTTGTAAAATCATCGCCTGTTATTGCTGCAATATCAGTTGCAAGTGTCAAAGCCGCATAAGATTTAGTTAAATCATTTGTTACTGTAATTAATTGCCCAAATGCCGGTCTAATTTGTTGATCTGCAATGCCCGATGATCTACTTAATCTGTCAATAAAAGATTCGATTGGAACTTTTTGAAAAGATCGTCCTAAATTGTCCAATGTAAATGATAAAACTTTAATGCTTTTTTCATCTGCAATTGCTGCCTGTGCTGATGATTTGGCTAGTGCTACAAAACTTGCCCCCATTGCTGCAAAAGTTAGTTTTCTGGCAAGGCTTGTTTTCTTGAATGATTTGTTTAATTTTGCTAATCCTTTTTCAGCAGCAGCAATACCTTTGTTTGAATAGGCAGTTATTACGCTGTATTTAATTGCCGGTTCAGCAGCCATTATGCAACCGCCTTTGGCATTTTTTCGTGGGCTATTTTTGTTGCCTTAGTAATTGATACCAAAATTGCTGCCCTTGCACGCTTTTGATTTTTTTCTCCGGCTCTAATAACCAACCGACCTTGTTTTCCTCGCACTGCAACACTTTGTGCAGTAATGGCATCTATAAAATGTTGACCGGCATCCTCATTAAAGGATTTGCTAAACTTTTTGGTTTGTGTGCGCTTGTGGTTTCCGGCTGGTGGTCTGCCGTGTGGGTTTCTTGTACCAGCAACCTCATAAATCATTCCTGCTGCATTTTTATTTATAATGGTATAAAGGCTGCTAAACCCTTGCTGGTTAATTTTAGTTTTGCCTATCTTAAAACTAATTCCTTTTTTGATGGCTGATGGATCAAAGATCAACCGTTCCCAAACAGTGCCAGGTGCTTGCTTAGACCAGTTGCTTAAACCTGGCGGTGTGGTGCTTGGAGCAAATCCTTGAGCATCATCTCTGATTTCAGCCAATACAACTTTAATTTCTTTGTTCATTTGATCGTACACAATACGATGCACTTTCTTAAGTACCTGCAAAGTTTGCTCAAGGCCTTCGACCTGTTTATCGGTTGCCATCCTTAATCGCCTTTGCCCTTTCCTCAAGCACTCTTATCATCATCTTGAGCATAACGGGATCCATCCCGATAAACTCACTAGGAGCAATCCCAGTTTCACAACTTAGAGAAGCGACCAAATAAGTGAGTGAATCTCTGCCACTCAATCCCCTAAAGGGTCGCTATCTAATACCTCAACAGATTTCAGCGTTTCAAGAAACTTTTCACCGAAGATTGGCACGGTTTCACCGGATCGGCGAATTGCTTCCCAACAAATCCAATAGACATCAGATTGCATTTGATCCTCTGCAAACGCTTTATGAATGCCCTTTTTTTTGTTAACTTCAAACGCGTATTCAATTATTGGTGTAATTTCGAACTCTTGAATCTCACCAGTGGTGCGTGTTATTTTTAACTTAGCCATTGCCTAGCCCCTTTGCTTAGTTTTTAGGTTTCTGAATATGTAATTGGTGTTACACAAGTTAGCGACAAACTTTGAGTTTGTAGATCTCCAACTGCACCATTAATTGGTGTTAAGTTGTTAACCAAAACGCTGCCTGTGTATTTTGGATTGGTTGCACTTGTGGTTGAACCATTTGGATTAATAATAAATGCAACTGCAGTTCCATAAGCATTTTGCAAAGTAGTGTTAACCTCAGTTGCAACATAAGAGTTTAGAAAATCAACATTTATTTGTGCAGTTTCTAAGCCTTTAACAAAAACTCTGGAAGTGGCTCCCATTGCGGTGGTTTCCAATTCTTCAAATTGTTGATTGATTGTTATGTTTGTAACTTGATCAGATAAATTAACACCTGCCAAACTAAAATATACTGTATTGCCCAGTATCGTTGTTGTTGCCATTATTCTGTTGCCTCATCTTTCTTTTGTTTGGTTATTGGTTTGATTGAGCCACCATTGATAAGGGCTTCAACTCTTGTTCCTGCTTCGGCAATTTCAACATCTGTTAAGATCTCGCCCTTTTGTTTGCCGCATATTTCTCTTTCACTTATGATTTCATATTGCATATTTAACTCCATTCACTTAATACTTCAATTGAACAATCAGTTGACAAAAGATCCATAGTTGCTAAGGACATTGTAGATGGTGCTGAAAATCCGGTAATGTTCATTTGATAACTAGCAGATGCAAGTTTTGCATACACAGCCACCATAAATGTTTCAATCGTGTTCAAGTTTCCTTGATTATCTAACAATGGCACAAGAATCATTATTTTGAACCTGGCAAAAGGCAAGATGCTTGATCTCGTCTGATTGTTTGGCACAAGATAGGGATCATCCGGCAATACTGTTACAGAGTTTGCAATGGGTGCGCTTGAAGGGTAGGCAAAAGTTGACCAAACACCAGGATTGGCCAATGTGGTTGCCAATGTGGTGCGCAAGGTTGTGATGGCTGTAGTCATTACCCAACCATTGATGATGGAGCCATATAAGGAGCCAAAAGCCCCCTGCATCGTGCCACCAATGTATTACCCATTTTGAATGGGGCTGGTTGAAAGTCAACGCCTACGCCCTGCCCACTAGGGGCTTGGCGTGCTTGCCAAATGTCAACGGCAATCATCATTGCTGCTTCGCGTACCGCTGGCACACTGGCATAAGCCGTACTGTGATTAGACCCTTTAACTAGGCCGTAAGGTCGCACCAAATGTGTTGTCTGATTGCTTGCTGTTTTTGCATAAGTAAATGTATAAGCGGTGTAACCAGTAATTGTATAAGTGCCGTTGAATGTCGCAGTATCTGATTTGGTAACGGTTACGCTTTCACCAGTAACAAATCCGTGTGGCTGTGTTGTTGTAATTGTTGCAATGTTGTTGTTTAGAGCCGTTGCATAAACCAATGCTTCGTTGTACCAAAGATATGAATCAATAATATCTTGACTACTTTGGCAACATTCCTCAACGGTCGAATCTGAATAAAGAGTTCCAATTCCAAGATTGTCGCGAAGTTCTTGCATCGTTACAAATGTTGCGGCCATTGGTATCTCCTTTCAGTTTAGAGGCCAACCCCCTGCCGGACTAGGGGCAAGGGGCGGCCGGACTAGGGTTGGAATCAGGTCAGGTTGTAACGCTGCAAACCAGTTGACACCAAAGTTTTTACTGCAGCAAATCCAAATAATTCAATTTCAATGGATCCAGTGCTTGCCACATTTGTTTGTAATGTAAGAATTGGTGATTCATAAATTGCAATTGCTGATGGTGTAACAATAAATGCTGCATCATCAATGGTTGTTGCAACCATACCTGAATCCACCCAGAGGTCTAATCCCATTACATCGCCGCGCAATGTGCGTGGTGTTGATTGACCCATTGCATTGGAAGGCATAGCCGCATTATAAATACTTCTTCCAGTACTATCATTTGCGCCGATTAATAAACTCCAAATTGAAGTACCAGCAATGAATGCTGTTGCAACTTCACCTGCACCGGCATAAACCGCTGGTGCTGCTTGTGCAACATAAGCCTGTATGCCTGCAATTGTTGCTGCTTGTGTAGATGCTTGTGTACCACCACTGACAATCTCAGCAATTACGGCCGCATTAACAGCACGATTGTAACTTCTCAACATATTTTCATACATAGCATCATAAAAACTGGGATCTGATCTAAGTAGGAGAGCCTGATCAACTTTTTGAATCCCTGCATATTTGGTAACTGTTGCATTTACATATGCAGAAACAATTCCTGTATCTGATGGTGTAGCAAATGCTGCAGTTGCCGCTACGGTTCCACTGGTTGTAATTTTTGGGTGGCTTATAACCATTCCGCTTGCCGGAAGTGGACGGGCTCCACCGCACGCATCAATTGTAGGTCTGGTTCCAACTGACGTATCAATTACTGTTGGAATATATTGCACAGGTGTAAATGCTGGGTTTGTTGAAAAATCATCTGATGCAAATGTCATCATCTTTTTAGCATAAGCATCAGCAGCGCGAACATATGATGCTGAATCCTCATTACCAAGTTTTGCAAGCACTGTGTGCTGCAAATAATTTGATTTAGTTTTGATTGGGTTGCGCACTTCAGTATAAGCAACTGGAGTGTGTGCTGGTTGTGAGGCTTCGACCTTTTGGGCTTCTACCTCGGTTGTTGGGGTAGCGTTGTCCACGCTGGCCTCACTTTCGTTGGGTTGGGTTGGTGTTTCCTCTGCTGGTTCAGGTTGCACTTCACTAGCAGCAACTGATTGAACGGCTGCGCTTTCAAATGCTGCTGCTTGAACCAAACTCACTTCTTTCAGACTTGCTTTGGTTACATAAAGAATGCCATCGCGTGGTTCCGCTGCATCAACAATTACGCCAACGCTTAATCCATCGCGCAACTCTGATGCTTCAATAAGTGCATCATTGCCTTTGGTTGTTGGTGCAATTTTGAAAGATGCGTAAATGCCAGATACATCCTCAGAAGCACTTTGCATAACTCCCAAAGGATCTTTTGCATTATGTTCCAATAACAATTTTATTTTTCCACCAGTGTTATAACTGATTGACCCTCGCTCGAAAACCACCGCGCCTGCACTTGTGTGCCCAATTTCTCCAAATGGCACAATTTTGCCTGCAATGATTCGGCGATTTGCATCGCTTGATTCAATTGTTGTGTTAAATGTTAGGTGTAAGGGCTGTTGCACTTGTGGCTCCATTCGGTGATAAATCTTCCATTTCTTTGGCTTGATCTAAAGTGATCAAATTAAGGGCAAGCATTTTTTCAATTACTGCAAGCCGTGTGAGTGCATCGGATCGCAAAAATGTTTCTGAAACATTGAATCGCACTTCATTGCCGTGTGCTGTTAAATCATCCATTGATAATCTTTGCTGAACGCACATAATAAACGGCATCAATGTGTAGTCAACAAATTGCCGCCTTTCGTCGACAATATTATTGTATGTAAGAGAATTATTGAGATCCGCGCTGAGATAAGAAGCAGGCACATTGCACAACCTGCTAATTTCCGTTGAAAACATTTGTTTGGCTTCGTTGTAGAGCATATCTTTGGGAGAAAAGTTATTGGCTTCGAATCGTAAAGAACTGGAAAGATAAGCCGTTGATCTTTGTTTTCGAGCCAATGCCCACGCGCTAAGCAACCCTGTTATTTGTTCCTCTGGCAAATCCGCACCAGTATTTTGAATAAATCCGGCTGCTTGTGGAGTTGCCGCCGCTACTGCACTGGCTTTTTCCAAATCCAAAGCGGCGCGAATTGTGCGACCACCGCGACCCAATATCCCCATTGAGTCAAGTGCTTGGAAAGTAACGATACTGCCCAAACCGTTTTGTGGTCGCAATCCTGAACCATCAACATTATAACCAACAACTAATGTGTTGTTTGAATTAAGTTTTTGAGTTATACGATCAAATGAAACCCAAGCAAAACCGGATGGCCTTCCCGTGTCTGCAAAAGTTTGTGTAACTTCCCAGTATGCAACACCGTGCATAAACAAATCCGAAACTGTTGCAGCAATTGTTACTGATCTTGGTTGACGGTAATCCGGTTGATCCAACCACATTGGTGATTCTAATTCTGCACCCGTTGATTTTTTATACAGGTTCAATTCGATACTGCCAATTACGCCTGTAATCAACGAATGACACCTACTGACACTGGGAACGGCCAGTGCCTCTTCGCGTGTTACATAAACGGCTGGATTCAAATATGAATAAGCACTAACGCCATTCATTGCTGGTGGTGCGTATTCGGCTTGAATGCTTGCCTTAGATTCTGGAATTACCGCATCAACCAATCGCAATGCAGACAATAGACCCATACCATTACTATACGACAATATAGGGCAAAAAGTATTTAATCACTTTCAGCGTGTCTAGTTGACATAAATAGCGGCAACTGCCTGTGGTTTGTTTGCGTACCAAATAAGCATTGCCGCGCAAATCGCATTTGCCACCTCGCCTGCGGATTTACGCCTCACAATTCGCCAACCTGAATCTGTGGTTCGCATTGCGCAAGAGTTGACGGATTCGCTCAATTCGTATTCATCCCCGTGTTCAATTCGATTGTGGCTCATCGCTGCCAACATTTCATCACACGCACTGGCAAAGAGTTGCCCTGAAATCTCTGTTACCGGCACGCCGGTATGGGCAAGCCGTGCTGCAATTCCGGCTGTGGTGTAGCGATCAAATAACAGCATTTTTGGTCTAAACCGTTGAATGTGTAAATTGATTTCACTGGCCACTTTGAGATCATCAATTGAGGCTTCAGACTTCCAAGTTTGCAAACACTTGAGTTTGACCTTCTCGCCATTGAGTTGACCGGCAACCAATGCCGCGTGCCTACGGCTCGGAGATATGTCAATCGCAAAAAATGTAGAAGCACCAGGCTCAAAAACCATATTTTCGACTTTGCAAGATTCCCACGCGCCCGTTGGCCAGGGGCTGGCGATGTTCCCAATAAATTGATTTAAGAGTTCACTTCGGCTCTTGCTTTCATCCTGTGTTGCAATTTGGTGCTCTATTGTTTCAAGGCTAACCGTATGACCTAATGCAGGCTGCGCCTCAATATAGCCTTTGCGGTCGCTCAATTTTCGACTTGGCAATGCGCTCCACTCAAGCCAACCCAATGATGGCGTTTTATCTGCAATGGCTTTATCACGCATTTGATTTAATACCGCACTGCCTTTATGTCCAGCACTACTAGCGGTGAGCACAACCGCGTTTGGCTTGGCTATTGTGGTGAAGTTAGCAGCAGCCCAAGCCGCTTCATCCACATTTAATAATTCATCCACAAAAAATAACTCAATTGATCTGCCGCGCGGAGCAGCATCAGTTGCAGCCAATACCACAATTGAACCACCATCCTTAAATTGCATTCTTTGCATTCCATTGCTTAGGTAAGTTTTATCCCATTTGCCCATCAAGATCGGATTGGCTTGTATTATCCAGTGGATTTCTCTAAATGTTTGAGCGCACCCTTCGCGGTTGGCACTCATCATTCCAATGGACTTTGTGCCAAATAGGTAGATATGCGCCAAGATCATAACCTTGCAAAGTTCAGTTTTGCCCTGCTGACGGGGCAAGGACAAATGAATGAGTTTGCGAACGAAACGACCATCTTTTACTAGCAACATATCCTGCAGTGCGTTTATTTGCCAGGGCATCAAATTGATTCCAATGGATTCTGCAAATGCCACTACTTCAGGCGCACGGGAAGTCGCACCAATTACAGGGCTTGAAAATATGCGTGGTGTGGGGCTGCCCACAACCGTACCCCCAACACTCTTGCTTTGAGGCTTTTCAATGTCCGTTTGGTCTGGTTCATTATAGTTTGAATCTATATCAATCTGGTCATCAGCCGGTTTGAAATTGGAGATTTTTACCGAAATAAGATCAGGGGGGGTAGCAGACGGTGTCAAAAAAACCGGTTTAGCAACCTTCCCACTTTTTGCATTATTGCAACGCCTACAAGCAGCCGCAAGGTTTTCAGGTTCATCACTGCCACCTTTTGATCTTGGAAAAATATGATCAATCTCAGTACCTACATCACCGCACATATAACAAGTGTGTTGATCCCTTTGCAGGATCTCCAAGCGCAACCGTTTCCATTCTGTTGATTGCAGTGATAAGCCCATCAGTACCAGCCCTTTGTATTGTGATGCTTTAGTGCATCGCATCCATCATAATACTTTGCTCTAATATATTTCATCATCCAAGTTATCTGCGCCGTTGGTGAGGCTGTAGCCAAGTACCGTGTGCGACCTTGTGGCAGGCCGTAATGGCTTCCCGTGCGAGCGTTGGGGTTGTTAGATGATTCTTTGTAGATTAGATCTTTTACGCATTTGTATTCTCTATAATCTTTTGTTTGTTTGATCAGTTGCACTTCCCATCTGCCCTGCCCAGCATCTTGTGCTGTTGCAGTTAGGGCAGTTGACAGACAAAGCGTGAGGATTAACAACAGCATTATTGCCCCCCTATATCCCCCCATTAAGAGGATAGGCCATTGATGAGTGCAGACCAAAGGTTGCCCCTCTAACGGGCTACAACGCACAATCAGTGCGCCCTGCTGTTTATCCTCACGCAGTTGAGTGGAATGCAAAATGCTACACCTTACGGCTTGACCACAATAGGCAGGTGCTGCAATCTCGGTGTGTCGCATCCAGCCATTGGCCACACCCAGTGCATCGGCTTATGTTTCGATCACTGGACATTGGTGGCATCTTTAGGTGTTCGAAGCGCACTTTCATCCATTGCTACTGTAACAAATAGGCAGTTGAGGCATTGGATCATACTCAAGCCCTCTGGCAGGTCGTAAGTGCCGTTGTAGGTGCTAAAGGGTGCAGTGCCTTTGCATACTCCCCTGCATTTGAAATACCGGATACCGTGAATCATACTTTTGCACCATAAGCACCGATTCGCTTGCCCCTGCTTATATGTAAGAATCCCACAACTTTGGTAATTGTGTCAGTATTGCCAAACTCTGTCGTTGCTGGCAACCCATCAAAGTAATACCAAGCAGGCATTGTTAATTTATTAAGGTTAAATGACCAAATGCCCTTAGGGGTCGAGCAAATATACAAGGCAGTTTTACCATCCACCCAAGCACGCTGTGTTACCGCGTGGTACTTGTCGCGCTCAATCATCAATTCATCATAATGAGTTTCCCTGCACTTAAGTTCTATGTAAACC